TCCCGTGTGTCCGTGAAGGGCTCTGGGTCAGAGTTTGTACCACCTCCGACTTGGCTGATAAAGTATCTACCTACGTCTTTGGAGCTTCTTTGGGTCTTCCAGTATCTAAATTCGTCTAACGAGCCAGATAATTTACCCGAATACGCCGGCGCAGATGTCGCTGCGGGACTCGTAACAGCAGCTGCTAGGTTTGCTCGCAAGGCGCCGGTAACTTCATTAATACCAGACGACCCTTGCGTTATTGTACTCCTTAGTGAACCATCAATATAAAATTTTGTTTCGATACCAGCCGAGGCTGACATAAGACTAACAGCATAATGGTGCCAAGATCCATCAGCAACAGATGCCGTTGTGAAAGTAGAATCGTTTGTTAATGTCTGCCTTGTGATGCCAGTTGTACCAGATAAAGCAGTAATCAAAAATGGATTTTGCCCATCAGCAGCACCAGTAAGCTCAATCGTTAAGCGACCATAGGTTGGGGTATTGTATGTCTCACCATTCCAAAGATCAAAAATTATTTCTTTCTCTGTAAGGGAAGTCAGGAACTCACTCTTATTCAGCCAAAATTCTACTGTTACGCCATTGCCTTGAAGATCGTATTTAAGATTGCTTTCGCGGTTTGTGCTTGCATCGTAGTAATTGGACCCCGTGAACTGCAATGAATATGGGGTCATCCCATTGGGGTTTGGATGCGGACCTCCCTCAAAATACACATACTCTAAGTCATCAGAAAGACCGTAAGTTTCCGTTACTGATGAAGATCCCCAGCCATCTGCCGAGAATATTGCATACCCGTTTGTTCTAGGGTATAAATTATCCAGAATATGCAGATCGATGTAAGTCGATTCATTCTCCCATTCAAGCCTCTCTTTTAGAGAACCATCATAAGGATAAGTTTCGCTAACTCTATCTATAGACTGAACGTAATATTCTTCGGCAGAACCATAACGGGCGAAACTAGACGGATCTGAAAAGTCTACATTTGGAATGTAACGCTTTTCATGAATGATGTCTTCTTTATGGTAGCCAACCGACTCAACTTCAGCACCAATATCTTTTGATGATTTGTTTGAGAGGGAGCTTACTTTCTTGGCTTTATCGAATAAAGTTTTAAAACTCATACTTTAATTATTCTTCGACTCTAAATTTGAACGTCTGAGGTTGTTCTTGCCAGTCCCCAATGCTGTCGTTGTAATAAGACAACCTTATCTCATACATATAATCAGCCTCTAACAGAGACATATCTAAATCAAAGAAATTTCCTTCCTTATCGTATGATAAATAAGTGCTAAGGTCTGATCCGGTACCGTATGGAATTGCGGCCAAGTTGTCTGTTACGCGATGAATACTAAATGATGCGCTCTCAATAATATCCGTTGGATTATTGGCAGTCGCGACTGTGTAAATCGTTGGAGACCAGTTTCTATCACGAACAAAGAATCTAAACCTTGCTGTATCTTGTCTTGAGTATTTCTTTTTAAGATTCTTGCAAGATGTGATTCTATTGAATGTCGGTGCGCTGTCATAAGTTGGCATTAGCTCTGGGAAAAATGAGCCAGTAAAGTATTCAACTCCTCCAGAGTGCCATACGTCGTGTATCTCCTGTAAGGGCGTAGAAGCCGCTGTAAGCGCGACTTCGCACGAATAGATGCCAGGACTCACGTAACTTCCTGTAGCGTTTGTATCGCCGGTAGAGACGACGCTACCACCACCCTGAAGGGAGAGCTTCGAGCCGGTGGGGGATCCATTAGAGCTTGAGTAGAAAGAAACGAGTATGTTGTTTGTCCCAACAGCCGGAACATTATTCAAGCCACGGCGACCATAGTTGTAGAATTGTAAAGTATTCAGGTTGTCTGCTGCTGGTGCTCGTGATGAGGAGAAGAAAAAGTTCTCTCTATCATCCATTGTGCGAGAGTCCCAGCGAGCTTCGATAACAGGACGCTTAAAAAAGAACTCACTTGAGCGAGCAAAGAATTTCTTTGTGTAATATGATTGGGTTGCGCCTCCGGTATTCTGAATTACAGAGCCCGAGTCTGTACCGAGAGATGATGAAAAATAAGCTTCCTGTGAGGCAGTTAGGCGAATGCCGAAGCCGTAGTTGTTATATCCTCCTCCCGCTGCGCCGGTAATCCAATTTTCTACAACGGTTGTAACATCAACTTCTAGATTTTCATAGCCTTTTTCAAACCTAACATTGTAATTGTCTTGAGTTAGATAATCGCCACCGACGCTAGACCAAGATGTGCTTGAATCGGATTTCATCCAATTAGACTCTCCAAGGTCCTGATATTCATCCATGTCCAGTCCCGCTCCTTCTGTCCAAGAGCGCGAGACGGGAGCAACAATTAAATTAAAATCTTGCGGAAGTGTAAAGGGATGTTCTGCGTTGAACATCTTAAGATAAAACGATACCGAGCCAGATGCTGGGATTGTGCCGGCAGTTCTGTCTGCAGAGATAGAAGACACAGGAAATTGAATTAGAATTCTAGAAAGTTCTTGAGACTGCCCATTAGAGCCCGACTCTTGTGCATAGATTGAGAAGACTTCAAGAGAATCTGCATAGCCCATATTGGAGCCTGTACCTCTTGTCACCAAGTTGGCTTCATAAGCGTTTGTGATCGTATTGTCAGCACTTGCCGTATATCTTAAAATAGCCATTATCTAATAGATCCCTTAATATCTATATTTGGATACTTCAGTTCAAAAATGACATTTGGCTGTGCTTCAATCATCCTACCATCCGACGATAAGGATGCATCAAAATCGTAGTTGGATTCAGAATATATCCCGCCTGACTTCAGCCCAACATCAACAGACGTGACGTCTACAACACCATCCACTTTTTGCAGTTCTTTGTAGACATCCGTGATTTTTATTGGCTCTCCGATATCCTGCTTCATAGCGAATTTATTCGCCAATCTTTGGTTGCAAGTGCTAATAACATCAAATCGATTCGCATTAATATCGATTAGTATTTCATAACTAATGTCAAAATTAACAATCTCAGCATCTAAAATATCAACCGTATCAGATATCATTTTATATTGGGTAATCCAATTTTTTAAATTATTTTTAAGTGTTGTGTTGGCGACAACCAGCTTTCCGGAGCTGTTCTCTGACATTACATAAATGTTGACATTTCTCTTAAATTCATCTGGGTCTTTTAGAATGGCAACTCTCTTAATCATTCCAAACTTTGCTGGCATGCCGTAGCAAATAGCTTGATAATCTTGTGCTGTAACCGCTCTATTCTGTGTCGCAAAGTAACTGAACGCTCTTTGTCGTATCTCTTCGGATGAAGGTAGAGACACACTTCCAACAAATTGCTCTTCATTTGTCACCTCCAAAGAGTTGATAACTGCATTTCTGTTGGTCAAGGATATGGCCCCTTGGTTACCGAATTTAAAGTTGGACGATGCTATGCCCGTAATTGTATCCACGGCAGCGTTAACGTCTGATGTCGTATTAAAACGGTACCGGACTGTTAATGTAGTGTTCGATGGTCCAATGCCAAATTTGTCTGTGTCAATAAGCTTAGTGGGGTCAAAGTCTACATCAGTAGTGTAGCTTCTACCGTTTAAATTTAATACAACCTCTGTTGGATCTACAACAGGATTGGTGAGCTTGTTACTATCTGATCCATATCCAAATTGTATAAATGTCTGGCTGTCAACTGTCTCGACAACAAACCTTCTAGCTACCGGTGTAGCCTTCAGTAAATTGGGCACTGTCGACCGCGTTGTTGTAGTGTTTCTTATTGCTTTGTATATGACGTTCTGTGAGAGATGGTCAACCTCAAAATACTCATTGCCTTCGGAATCTGTCACGCTAACGATATTGGATACGTTTGTTACCCCTAAAGGAACTTTTCTAAATCTCTCAAAGCCTCCGATTGTAAAGCTTTCAGTTCCGGATCTCCCCGAAACGGCGGTTCCTATCGCTCTGATCACATATGTAAGTGGAGCGCCTGTTGTGGAATCGGCAGAACCAACGACCACCTGATTGCCCTCTTTATCAAAGTCAACGTCTTCTAAAAGAGTGTAGAATCCACCACCAGTCGATGTAAATGTAGAACCAGCCTGCAAAACAGGGATAAGTGTCGGGTCAGGTCCTAAGCCCGAGCTACCGGCGGGGACCTCAATAAAAAATGTCATTTTCCCATATGATGATGGGCTTGTTTGAAGTTTGTATCCGAGTTGTCTGGCTAGCTTTACAACATTGTTGTATTCGACGGCACTATCCAAGAATGTCTCATTCATTTGATAATCAAGATAGAATGATAAAATGTCTCCGATATAAGAGACAGAATCAAGCATCAAGGATCCAAATGAAGCTCTATTGAAATCTTTATAGGTGTTTGGATAGTATCTTTTGGCAAACTCCTCTAAATCGCGACGGATAGATTCAAAATCTCTACTTGTATAATTGATTGCAACGTTCTTTTTGGACATCTATTTCTGCACCTTTTATAATTAGTTAGTGTTATTATTAACTTCTACATTTAGAATCGCATTGGTTTGAAGTGGTAATATCGTAAACAATATAGAAACTGATATATTGTTAGGAAAAAGATCCGGGTTGTTTTCGGGGACAGTAAAGTCGATTCTATCAATGCCAATATAAGGCAAATATCTCTGTACCTGTTGTCTGATATTGCTGTCAATCTCAGAATAAGTAGACGCCGTGTTCTGTTCAAATAAATATTTCTTCAAGCCGACTCCAAAGTCGGTATCCATTATCCTCTCACCCGGATTTGTAAGGATGAGCATCTTTAAATTTTGTGTCGCTAAGGCTCTAAAGTCTGTTATCAATCCATACGGACCAAATACATCGTCAAATACTAACGGTAATCGTGGAGCTAATCCAGAAGCCATGTGCTGCCCTCCTCCTTAAATAGTTGATTTATTTATTTTAGCACTCCTCTGGTGGGGGAGGCTCAGTTGCATCACCAACATCTTCTTCCGATAGTTCCTCATCTATCTTGATTTTTAGAAGCTCGATCAACAGATACAGAATTCCCAAGGGAGACGGAGGAGCCATAAACATGCCAGCGACTGTTCCCTTAAAATCAACTCCGTCAAGAGTAATTCTAGGTCCGAATAGAGGCTCCGCTTCAGCATTTGAAGCTAATGGGCTATCTTCGCCTGTAGCGCCAGTACCAAGAGTTTCGCTTG